TCGGTCTTGTCGAATGATGGAACTAGACCCAAAATACTGCGATGTCATCGTCAAGCGATGGGAAGAATTCACCGGCAAGAAGGCAGAATTAGTTAGTGAGCACTAACTTTCGGAGTTAAAAATATGCAGGGCGTGTTGCATGAACCAACGGATGAGAACAGAAAGCTAGTCAGAGGGCTAGCCGCGGTTGGCGTTCGTCACGAGGATATTGCCGCAAAGGTAGACCTAAGCGCGGATACGCTTGTTAAGTATTACAAGAAAGAGCTTGATGACGGTCGCGTGGATGCTAATGCCGCGGTAGCGAAAAGCCTTTATCAACAAGCCATGTCAGGAAATACCACGGCGATGATCTTTTGGCTAAAGACAAGGGCTAAATGGCATGAGAGCGTTAAGCACGAGATAACAGGCGAGAATGGCCAACCAGTTGCAATGCAGATCTCATGGGCGCAACCAGAATAATTATTCCTTATGCGCCAAGGCCTCAGCAGCTAAGGATTCATGACGCGTTAGGAGAGAAGCGTTTTGCTGTTGTAGTGGCTCACAGAAGATTAGGAAAGTCGGTCTCCGCGGTTAATCACCTTATACGCGAGGCGATACAAAATAACCGCGAGGCTCCCCGATATGCTTACATCGGGCCTACCTATTCCCAGACCAAGCGAGTCATCTGGGATTACCTCCTCAAATTTACCCAGCCCCTTAACGCCACTGCCAATATTGCGGAGCTTAGGGTTGATTTCTGGGGCAGAAGGATTCAGCTTGCAGGATCTGATAACCCAGACTCTCTGCGAGGACAGTATTTCGATGGGGTTGTATTCGACGAATTTGGCGATCAAGACCCGCGTATCTGGTCGGAGGTGGTTCGTCCAGCCTTGTCCGATAGGATGGGATGGGCTCTCTTCCTCGGAACCCCAAAAGGCGCAAATCACTTCAAGACCTTAAGAGACCATGCAGCAGAGCATAACGATTGGGCTATGCTTGAGTTCAGAGCGTCAGAGACAGGTCTTATCCCTCAATCTGAACTCGACGCTGCTCGATCAGAGATGGGAGACGACAAGTACCTGCAAGAGTTTGAGTGTTCCTTTGACTCAGCCATTGAAGGTGCGTACTACGGACAGCTTCTCAATGAGCTACCGTCTGAGCGATTCGGAGAGATCCCAAGGGACGGGATAGCCAAGACTTATTGCGCATGGGATCTAGGGATAGGCGACTCCACTGCTATCTGGGTCTGCCAGAGAGTAGGCTTAGAAACAAGGCTTATCGACTTCGTTGAGAACCACGGGCAAGGCTTGGATTGGTATGTGAACTGGCTCAGGACAAACAACTACGAGCTTGCAGAGCAATTACTTCCGCATGACGTACAAGTCAGAGAGTTAGGCTCAGGCAGATCAAGGCTCGAACTTCTACAAGAAGCAGGCTTAAACATAACAATCGTGCCAAGGATGGGTGTAGATGACGGGATACAGGCCGCGAGAAGGCTGATTCCTTACTGTTGGTTCGACCATAAGACTAAGCGCGGTGTGGACGCGCTACGCAATTATCGGAGACAATACGATGATAAGCGTCAAGTCTATTGGGACAAGCCTCTTCACGATTGGGCATCTCACGCAGCAGACGCATTTCGGTATTTAGCGGTCGGGATGAATGAGACAACAAGTTGGTCCAAGCCTCTGAAACCTAACGTATCTTGGGTGGTCTGAAATGGATGATGGTCGGCTAAAAGCAATCCTACAAGGCGAGATCGACAACGCCATTGGTTTCTTAGAGACAGAGACCGTCGAGCAACGTAAGAACGCACTTACCGCGTACATGCGAGATCCTTACGGTAATGAGGTTGAGGGCAGGTCTCAGATTGTTACGGGTGAGGTTGCTGAGGCTGTGGACGGGATGCTGCCGCCTCTCATGCGTTTGTTTACCTCTGCCGATCAGATCGGCGTGTTCGAGCCCGTAGGACCAGGCGACGAGCCATTAGCAGAGCAGGCAACCGAATACTGCAACTGGGTGCTGATGAAGCAAAACCCAGGTATTGCAATCATGCACGATTGGTTTAAGGACGCGATCCTTCAAAAGGTCGGGATCGTCAAGGCTTACTGGGATGACTCTATTTCGGTCAATAAGGAGCAATACGCGAACCTGACCGACGATGAACTTGCGATGCTTTTGTCTGATGGGACGATGGAGATCGCAGGTCAAGAGACGATAGAGCAAGAGATGGACGGGCAAGTCATGCGTGTCCATAACGTGGCTCTGATGAGAAAGACCAAGGCAGGCAGGGTCAAGGTCGAGAATGTGCCTCCAGAGGAGTTCCTGATCTCTAAGGCAGGCAAGACCGTAAGAGACACACCGTTCGTCGCGCACAGAAAGCTCATCACGAGGTCAGATCTAATTGCGATGGGGTTCGATGCCGAGATCATCATGAACCTGCCGGTATACAACGACCTTGAGTTCTCTGCTGAGTACATTGCAAGATACAACCGAGACGAGCAGCCCTTCATGGAGCCTAGTCTCGATAAGTCGATGCAGACGGTTGAGGTGTTTGAGTGCTACCTAAAGACTGATTACGATGGTGATGGGATTGCGGAGCTAAGGCAGGTTTACTTCTCTGGGAACGAGATACTTGCAAATGAAGAAACCGACTACGTTCCGTTCTACTCTATTTGCCCTATTCCGATACCTCATCGCTTTTTTGGGGATTGTCCTGCTGATCGTACAGTCGATCTCCAGCTTATCAAGACTACTGTAACGAGGCAGATGCTTGATAACATGTACCTGCAGAACAATACCCGCATGGGTGCTGTTGAAGGTCAGGTCAACCTAGACGACCTCTTAAGCGTTACGCCTGGTGGTGTGGTCAGACTCAAGAATCCTGCCGCTCTAGTCCCGATACAAACGCCTCCTGTCGGCCAGCAAGCCTTTCCGCTTCTTGAATACTTAGACCAGGTTCAAGCCAAGAGAACGGGTCTCACAGAGGCTTCCCAGGGTTTAGACCCCAACATCTTGCAGAACGTGACTGCTGCGGCGATTGCTGCGCTCACACAAGCATCACAGGGCAAGATCGAACTTATCGCTCGTGTTTTTGCTGAAACAGGCGTAAAAGACTTGTTCAAAGGACTCTTACATCTCTTATGCAAGTATCAGGACAAGGCAGTCATCCTGCGGATGCGTGGGCAGTACGTCCAATACGACCCAAGAGAGTGGTCGAACCAGTACGATGTGTCAGTGAATGTCGGACTTGGTACGGGGATCATGGAACAAAAGATGGCAATGCTCTCGATGGTTCTGTCAAAACAAGAGCAGATCATTCAAGCGTACGGCCCGAACAATCCTTTGGTGAGTGTCTCGCAGTACAGATCAGTATTAGGAAAGTTGATTGAGGCAGCAGGGTTCCCAGATTCAGCAGAGTTCTTCAAGCCTGTAGGCCCAGAGATTGATGCTGCACTTGCACAACCTCAACAACAAGGCCCAGATCCTGCTATTCAGATGATGATGGCGCAGGCTCAAGCAGACATCGAGATTAAGCGTCAAAAGGCTATGGCCGATATTCAGCTTGCAAGAGAGAAGGCTTTAGCCGAGCTAGAACTCAAACGCATGGAGTTTGAGGCAGAAGCGCAGATGAAGGCGATGAAGGTCGGGGCAGGTATAACTGGCAACGTCGAGATACCAGGGTAAATCATGGCTACATACAACGGATATACAACCGATCAGCTTAGGGCGTTTGTCGATCAATACTTCTCAAACCCTAATAGCGCAGACGTTCAGTACCTTCTCAATCAAGGTCTAATCTCCAACACAAACCCCGACACCCTTTTGTACTTTGGCCTAACAAATATGTTAGGTTTTAGTCCTGATGTGGCTAGGTCTGCCGTGTCGGATGTTTTTGCTCCGCCACCGCAAGAAGAGCCGCCGCCTCCAGCATATGAGCCTCCTCCGGTTTACCAGCCTCCTCCGGTATACACGGCAACGGATGGCACTACGTTCAGCAGTGAATCCGATAAAAACAACTATCAAACAGCAATAAACGCGCAGCAAAAGCTACGCACAGACGCGCAAGCCATAGGCATCAACTTGCCTTCATCGTGGTTTGTGATGACACCTCAACAGCAGTTTGACTGGTACGTTTCTAACAAGTTTGGAAGCGACAAACTAAAGGCTTTGGGCGTAACTGATGCAAATCTGCTGAAGGCTGTTGATGACGCAATCAAGCCGTTGACCGTAACGGATGTCGTTAACACAATCTCACAGCCAGTCAATCAGGGAGCAAACAATCAGACAGTAAATCAGACCGTAAACCAAACAGTTAATCAGGGGTCTACCGTGACAGCACCAACTCTACAGTCATGGCAGAAGCTAGACGCTTCTGGGAACATTGTTCCTAAGACGATGGCCGATTATACGTTTACCGAGATGGTTCCGTTTGCTCAGAACCTTATCGCGCAACAGCAGGCGGCTGGCAAGTACATTACACCTGATGAGTTCAGAGTGTTTGCAGGACAACAAGGTGTTCCTGATAGCCAAATGGCTGCGTTGGTTGCAAGCCTTAACTTCCCAAAGGCTCCCGTCGTACAACAACCCGCCGTCAATCAACCTGTAAACAACACCAAGCCTCTGTCTGCGTACACAAGCGCAGAGATGATTCCGTATATACAGAATCTTTTTAAAGACAATCCCAACGTATCTGCTCAGATGGTCAGGCAGTACGCAATGTCGCAGAACGTCCCTGCAAGCGTGATTGACGCGGCATTAAGTGGTGTGCAAATACCGACCGCTAACTTTGTGCCGTTTACTGTTGGCGGCGGTACAACTTCACTAAAAGCCCCTACAACCGACTTCTTTTACGGCGCAGGCCCAACACAGCAAGCCCCGTTTATGTTTAAGTCAGGGGCGGCAGGTTATACCCGTTTGTTACCTCAGTCCTTAGAGTTTGGCGTTCCTGCTGTCACGGGAACCAAACCCTTGTTTACGCCTGGTATCTTCGATAAAGCAGCACTGCAACAAAGTTATGAGGCGCAGACCGGAGCAACCTATGGCGGCGAGTCGGTTCAAGATCAGTTGCAGCAAGCAAGTTACAAAGGCGGCAAGATAACCAAAGAGAAGATTGCTTACGAGAAGGGCGGCAAAGTAAAGGGTCTGCTAGGCCCAAATCCTCCGACTCCAGATGATGGTTACGGAAGTCTCCAGGTCGGTGAGTACGTCATCCGCAAGAAAGCGGTCAACAAATACGGTGAGGATTTCTTGAAAGCGCTCAACGAATCACGGTTACCTAAAGACAAGGTTAAGAGTCTCTTATGACGAAATGGGAGCGAGCCAAGGCTTTACTTGGCGATGAGTTTCTGCAAGAAGTCTTTGCTGAGTTGGAAAAAGACAACATCTTGCGTATCATCAACAGCAATCCTGATGAGATTGACAAACGCGAAGAGGCTTACGGGTCGATTCGGGCAGTCAATCAGGTAAAAGCCCGTTTGGAAGCTATTGCCGCCGAAGGCGAGATGGTGAAAAAACGGTTTCGTATATTTTGAATTGAGGTTAGTTTATGGAAGGCAGCAACCCGCAAGGGACTAGCTTGACAGTGGGACAGGCAGCAAATGCGTTCTTAGGGATGATGGGTGGCGGCGAACCTCCGCAGGAGCAAGTTCAAGACCAACCAGACGAGCAAGAGCTTGTTGCCAGTGAATCTGAGCCAGAGGAGTCTGGAGAGGAAGTTCAAGAGGAGGAACAGCGTTTTGTCGTAAAAGCAGCAGGCGAAGAACGCGAGGTGACCCTCCAAGAACTGATCGAAGGCTACCAAAAGGGTACGGATTACCACAAAAAGACTAATCAGCTTGCCGAGCAGAGAAAAACGGTCGAGGCCGAGAAAGCTGCAATCGAGCAAGCAAAGCAGGCGAGAGATGCTTACTCAGAGCGTTTGAAGGTGATGGATAACTTCCTGTCACAGCAGATGCAGGGTGAGGATATTGAAAGTCTGAAGGAAACCGATCCGATTGCTTATGCAGTCAAGGTTGCAGAACGTACGCAGCAAGAAAAGCAGTTATCTCAATTACGCGCTGAACAGCAACGCATTGCTAGAGAGCAACAGGCCGAGCACGAAGCGGTGATGGAGAAGCGTCTTGTTGAGGAAGCTAAAAGGGTTGCCGAGGCAATTCCTGAGTATGCACATCCTGAGAAGGGTGAGAAAGTACGGTCTGAACTTCGGAGCTTTGCCAAGTCCATCGGGTATTCGGACGCTGAACTGGCAAATGCAACAGACTCTCGTGCTGTGTTGACATTGTGGATGGCGAGCCAGTACCAGAAACTGCAAAAGGCCAAGCCTGGTGTGACCAAGAAGGTTGCCGAGGCTCCCAAGATGCTTAGGTCTGGGAACGCGACAGGTAAGACCATAGCCACAGAAGCTGCAAAACAGGACTTTGCGCGGCTGAGAAAGACGGGATCTCGTCAAGACGCTGCCAGAGTATTTGAACGATTCTTATGATTTAGGAGTTAGAAATGACTGTTCCTTCAGGTACATTCCAGACCTTCACGGCTGTAGGCCAGCGTGAAGACTTGACTGATGTCATCTACAACATCAGCCCCACAGAAACCCCTATCCTTTCGTCGCTTGCTCGCACAAAGGCAACCGCTGTTTACCACGAGTGGCAGACGGATACCCTCGCAGCAGCAACCACCAACAACGCTCAGGTTGAAGGTGACGATGCAACGGCTGCAACCATCAGCCCAACGACTCGCCTTGGTAACTACACACAGATCGTTGCTAAGACGATCCAGGTATCAGGCACGATGATGGCTGTTGATCTCGCAGGTCGCCGCGCAGAGAAGGCTTACCAGCTTTCTAAGGCTTCGCAAGAGCTCAAGCGTGACCAAGAGACAATCATTTCTGCTAACCAGGGACGTTCTGCTGGTAACTCGTCAACGGCTCGCAAGATGGGTTCGTTGTTGTCTTGGCTCAAGACCAACTCGAACTACAACACCACTGATGGTGCTAACCCCACCACCATCGGTGTTTCGACCCGTAGCGATGGTACGACCCGCACCTTCACCGAGGCAATCCTCAAGGATGGCGTTCAGCAGGTTTATACCTCTGGCGGCAGTCCTAAGATCCTCGTGGTTGGCCCTGCTCTTAAGCAGACGGTGTCTGCCTTTGCTGGTATCGCAGCACAGCGCTACATGGCTCCCGATAACGCTCCCACGACCATCATTGGCGCGGCTGACGTTTATCTGAGCGACTTCGGCTCGATCTCTGTTGTACCTGATCGTTTCGTCCGTAGCCGTGATGCGTTCATCCTTGACCCTGAGTACGCAGCGATTGGTTATCTGCGTCCGTTCCAGACGAACGAGCTTGCAAAAACTGGTGACTCTGAGAAGACCCAGATTCTTGCTGAGTTCACGATGGAAATGCGTAACGAAGCAGCCCACGGTATCCTCGCGGATCTGAAGACTGCCTAAGTTATAAACTGTGGTAAAAAGAAGGGAGGCGTAACAACCTCCCTTTTTTTATGAACGCTAAAACTACATTCCACGCTACCGACGATCAGTTTGTGTTCCAGAGAACGCAAGAGATAACTGACATCGTCGAGCAGAATAAAGCCCTGTATAACGCCACAGACGAGCGTGAGCGATGGGGAGAGTGGACACGTTACGCACAGCTTCCCTTTGTTGTTGTTGATGACCTCAATGCCAAGGGCATCATGCGAGGGTTTGCGGTGATCGACGAAAAAAGATTCAGGGCGTGGATGAACGACCCAGAGAACAGACACTTCAGGACGAGGCCAGGTAAAGTATGAAAGTCGCTTTTTGCGTCCCATGTCGGGACACGATGATGACGGGAACGTCTTTCGATATGGCTCGATTGGCTGCGTATGACGGAGCGAATCGGGTTGGTAAACACGGTGGGGCTTTGTTGCTCTACACAGCACCAGGTACGCTCATCTTCTCTCAACGCGAGTCCTTAGCGAAAGAAGCATTGGCGGATGGTGCGGAGTACATCCTCTGGGTGGACTCAGACATGAGATTCCCCAAAAATACCTTAGAACGTCTGTTGGCTCACGGCAAGCAAATCGTCGGGGTCAATGCGGTTACGCGGCGAAAGCCTGTGTTACCCACGGCCATAAACTTTCACCAAGACAAGGAGATCTTCGAGAAGATCGAGAGTCGCGGCAAGAAGGGTATCGAGGCTGTGACTGCTGTAGGTTTTGGGGTTGTCTTAACCCACAAGTCTGTGTTTGACGCTATGCCCCAACCCTGGTTTGATGTAGTATGGGGGGCGGGTGGTCTAATTGGCGAAGATGTGCATTTTTGCGTGAAAGCCTTAGATCACGGTATTCAGACGTTCGTGGATCACGAATTGAGTCTTGAGATAGGACACATAGGGACGCACGAATATCGATGGAGCGATGTCGAATATGGCCCTAAACACTTACAGCGCACTGCAAACGACGATAGCTAATTATCTCTCACGAGATGATCTTACTGCCGCGATCCCAGACTTCATCCAGCTTGCCGAAATACGGCTTCGTCGAGATTTACGCCTGCGGCAGATGCTTACACAAACATCGACAGCGGCAACAGGTGGGGTCGCTACGATTAGCCTCCCTAGCGACTTCTTGCAAGCAAGGGATGTGTACGTTGATTCTGATCCCGACTTCCCGATCACATACTCAACGCCAAGTACGTTCATCAGAAATGGCAGGACGAACGAGAGTGGTGTACCGGCTTTCTACACGATCCTCGGCTCGACAATTCAGTTTGCGCCAATTCCTGACAGCAATTACACGATTAAGATTTTGTACTACGCCGCACCTGACTTTCTCTCGACTTCCAACACATCGAACGTCTTTCTAGCCAATTGTCCTGACGCGGTCTTGTATGGAGCGTTAGGAGAGGCTGAACCCTATCTTATGAACGATCCTCGGTTGCAGACCTGGGGTGCTTTGTATGATCGTGCGGTTGCGTCTCTCACGAGGTCTGACGAAGAGTCTCAGTATTCGGGCGTTCCTCTCACGATGATGGTAACCAAGCGATGAGAGTGAACTTCGGCGAGTGGCTCCCAGATCAGCCTGGTGTTGCTGGAGCCCTTGTAGACGCTAAGAACGTTATCCCTCAGCAGGTTGGATATGGTCCTCTACCTTCGCCTAGTGAATGGAGCAATGCGGCTTCAGAGTCGCTTAATTCGGTGGTTGCTGCGGCGGCTCCTGACGAAGCGGTCACGGTCTTTGCGGGTGGCGAGACAAAACTCTTCAAGTTAGGCACGAACCTGAATCTTTCTGATGTTTCTAAGTCCGGTGGGTATACAACCCCATCAGATCAGAAGTGGCGATTTACGCAGTTTGGCAACCGAGTGATTGCGGCTAATGGAGGCGACAGACTCCAGGGCTACCTCATGGGAACGTCGACCTTGTTTGCGGACCTTGGTGCCGCTGCTCCTAAATCTCGGTATGTAACGACCGTGAGGGACTTTGTCGTTGCTGGCTTTAACAATGGCTCAACGGTCTACCCTAACCGTGTTGAATGGTGCGCGTTAGGTGACGAGACAAGCTGGACTCCTGCCGCAACGACCCAAGCGGACTATCAGGACATCCCAGACGGTGGTCATGTCAAGGGATTGACCGGAGGCGAATACGGCATTGTGTTTATGGATCGTGCTGTGGTCAGGATGTCATACGTTGGAAGCCCTCTTGTATTCCAATTCGACACGATCTCTAGGGGTTTGGGGTGTATGGAGCCCAACTCGATCATCCAGTACGCAGGGATGTCGTTCTTTTTGTCTGATGACGGGTTTTACAGGTGTAATGGTCAAGCGGTCGAGTCCATTTCTGTCGAGAAGGTGGACAGATGGTTCTTCAATAACGTCGATATATCGCAGCTTTCCTCAATGTCGGCTGCGGTAGACCCGCTTAAGAACCTCGTGATCTGGGCGTTTAAGACGGTCGATCAGTCAACTTTTGTCTTAATCTACAATTTCAACCTCAATAAATGGTCTTACGGTGAGGTGAATGTAGACACAATAGCCTCATCTACCGCAATTACCACTACTTCCTCGTCCGGCCTTACCTTAGAGCAACTGGATGCTTACGGAAGCCTTGAGACGCTCCCTGCAAGCCTTGATTCCTTTGGATATACGGTTACATCTACCCTCTTGACGGGTACGTTAGGGACCAAGATCGTTGCCTTTTCGGGTTCCAACCTGACAGCAAACATCGTCACACCTGATCTCTCGCTCAACGACACGCCAAGCGTTATTACCTTGGTTAGGCCGGTTATTGATGGCGGTTCTTGCTCGGTCCAGATCAACTCAAGACGCAGACTCAACCAACAAACCGACTTTACCGGCTCGACCTACTCGGCCAATGACGACAATCGGATTGGATTAAGGTCTGCCGGAACCTATCATCGACTTAAAACCATTCCTTCCGGTGTCTGGTCATCTGCTGTAGGTTTGGATGTCACGATTGTCCCGCAGGGCTTGAGATGATCTTCCGTACGCTGCCTCCGTTTGGTGGCGATCAGAGAGCCGTTGCTGAAATTGTCCGTGGCATCATGGACGGTAAGACGAACAACACCGGAACGGTAACGCTTGCCACAGGAAACGCCACCACAACCACGATTACAGACGCAAGGATAGGGGTAGAAAGCAAGATCATCCTTGTTCCCTACTCTGCTGCTGCCTATGCCGATTCGATCCCGTATGGCTCGTTTTACGACCTCAACGATCAATCTGCTGCAAGCACGACGACAGCGTATGCGATCACGTTTTCTAATACCGATTTAACGAACAACGTCTACCTATCAAACTCAAGTCGGATTAACGTGAGGGCGGCGGGTAAGTACAACTTCCAATTCTCGATTCAGTTTGCTAACGATGACTCGCAGATCCAAGACGTAGATGTGTGGGTTAGAAAGAACGGGACTGATATTGCTAGTTCAAACTCAAGATTCTCGATTGACTCTAAGCATGGGTCGGTAAAGGGCCATGTCATTGCTGCGCTTAACCTCTTTGTAGACCTTGCGGCTAACGACTACATCGAGTTGATGTGGGCTACGAGTTCAACCCTTGTCATCATCGAGTATATCGCCACTCAATCGAGCCCTACGCGTCCTGCGACTCCTTCTGTGATTGCCACGATGCAGTTTGTGGGCGGGTTTTCTAACGGTGGCGTGTATGTTTCGAGCGTGACGAACGGTTCTGCTGTGATTACGCATTTCCCAAATGCAACCTCTGACAAAACATACGGTTATGTGGTGGTCGGATGAATGTGCAATACATCAAACAAGACGAGCTAAGAAATGTCTGGCAGTACATCAAGCCAGGATTGGAAGTCATCCTTAAGAAAAGCCCAGAATCGTGGATACCCGAGGACATTTATTCGGACTGCTTTACAGGAAGATCACTTCTTTGGGTGTTTGTTGAGGATAACTCTGTTGTGGGCTTTGTTGTTTTGCAGCCTATCGGCGATAATTTGCATATTTGGTGCGCTTATGGCAAGGGAGATAGTCGTGCAGGCTTGGATCATGTTCTCGGCATTGCGAGAAGTGGTGGCGCGAAAACTATCAGCTTTGATTCGTGGCGTAAAGGCTGGGATCGCAAGGCTAAGGCGTTAGGTTTTAGACCCCGTAAGTGGGTGAGAGAGGTTTAACATGGCTGGCGGTACGACAAACACGGTTACGAGAACCGAACTTGACCCGACAATGCGTCCTTATGTCCAGTACGGACTAAGCGAGGCGCAAAGACTCTATCAACAGGGTGCTCCTGAGTTTTTCACAGGCCAGACCTATGTAGGCCCATCTCAGCAGACACAATCTGCGCTGTCTGCGATGCAAACAAGGGCTATGCAAGGCAACCCGCTTGTTCCTTTGGCGCAACAGCAGTTAGCAACGACGCTCGGTGGTTCTCGTGCCGAGACATTAGCGGGTGCAACAAGTCCTGTCTTAGCTAACACGGTCGCAGGTGGTTATCTCGGACAAAACCCGTACTACACGGCAGCACTACAGCCTGGGTTCCAAGCAGCAACGACTCAGTACCAGGACGCTATCAACCAAATGCGGTCTCGCGCCTCTCAGGCAGGACGCTACGGGACTAACGAAGCATTAATGAGTCAAGAGCAACGCGCGCAAGGCGCACTTGCTAACGCTCTTGCAGGGCAGGCTGCACAGTTGGGTTACTCTGGTTACGAGGCTGAGAGAGGTAGGCAACAACAAGCACTAGGCATGGGACTAGATCTCTACGAAGCAGAGAGGGCCAGACAGCAAGCAGCTATCGGTGCTGCTCCAGGTTTGGCCGCACAGGACTACACGGACATAGGACAGCTAGCGCAGGTTGGGCAGGCGACAGAAGGCTACCAACAGGCAGCACTTCAGGATGCAATACAACGCTTTAACTTCCAGCAGCAAGCACCTTACACGGCACTTCAATCGTTCTTGTCTGGTGCTTACGGTGCGCCAATGGGTCAACAAACAATTCAGCCGACTTACTCCAATCCACTTGCGGGGATGCTCGGTGGTGCTTTAGCAGGATCTAAACTTGGAAGCACGGTTCCGGTGCTCGGAACAACTGCTGGTGCAGCATTGGGTGGTCTCGTTGGTTTGCTTGGGAGGTAATCGTGTCAACTAGCAACTTCCTTAGCGGTGTATTTGGTGAAATGCCTTCCTACATGGGAGGCTTGTTAGGCGCAGAAGATCAGGAAAAACTTAGGCAGCAGGCACAAGATCAGGGATTGCTAAACCTTGGTCTTACGCTACTTGCTGGATCAGGAAGAAGTCCTGTTCGTAGGTCTACAGGCGAACTTGTGGCGCAAGGACTACAAGCAGGACAGCAAGCCTATCGCGGTGCGGTGCAGCAAGCAGTGCAGGATAGGATGATGGGACTGCAGTTGGAAGAGGCTGCGAAAAAACGTCAGCGCGAAGAGGCGTTTAATCGGATGCTAATGGGTCCAACAGCGGAACAACAAACCGCTATTGCTGGAAGGGCGATGGGCACAGAAGGACCGACCGATGCGGCGGCAGATAGGCTGCAAGCCATACAAAAGCAAGCAACTCCATTTGGATCGTTGAGCGCTGAACAGTTGGCCATTGCAAGGATTATGGGACCAGAGGCTGGCTCAAAGTTTTTAGGCGAGCAACTCAAAGACGAATATTCAACAACTCCAACGACTGTGATGATTGGAGGAAGGCCGGCGCTTATTCAGTTAAGCAAAACAGGTGCAATGAAAACGGTCAACGCTTCGCCTTTGCCAAACGAGGAGCAGGTCGATCAAGGCGATCGCATTGTTTTTAGAGATAAAACGACCGGAACAATTACCGGAGAGATCAAGAAAAACATACCTCCAGCAGAAGCCAAGAGAATCATGCTTGATGAGCAAAGGCTTCAACTTGAAAATCGAAGAGTTGCTATGGAAGGCCAGCGTGTTGGCATGGAAGGCCAGCGACTTAATCTTGCTCAAGGCGAATTCGCACGAGGCGCGTACAGGATTGTTGATACACCAGAAGGGCAGATGTATGTCTCTTCCATTCCTGGTATGCCTGCCATTCCAGTGACCGGACAAACGGGACAGCCTGTCATGGGTGCTGCAAGCAAGATGCCGGAGGCTCAAGCTAAACAGGTTATTGGCGCTCAAAACACAGTCAATGCAATCAAAGAATTTAGAGATTCGCTTTCAGGATTTACGACCACTGATGCTGCGAATCCTGCCAAACGCGCAGATATACAACTTAAGTATCGCAATATGCAGTTACAAGCTAAAGAGGCTTATAACTTAGGTGTTCTTAACGGACCTGACTTGGCGATCATCGAGCAGTTAGTACAAGATCCAACAACCGTCACGGGTATCTTTACCGGCAAAAAAGCTATTGATAAACAAGCGTCTGAATTGTCACGGATCATTACCGATATGGGTAATGTTGCGGCAAAAAGGCCTAAGGATGTTGAAGGCGTAAAGCCAGAGCCTCCAAAAGAAACGCCTAAATCAGATGCCGCGACAGATCTTATGAAAGCGGCGCAGGAAGAAATCCAAAAAAGACTTAGAGCGCGAGGCCAATAATGGACTTAAGCAAGCTGTCAGACAAAGACCTAGAGGCTATTGCCTCTGGGGATATGTCAAAGGTTTCTGATGAGGGTTTGCGAACAATCGTCGTATCCGGCCAAATGAAGGCAATTAGAAAGCCTATTGATGAGATGCTTGCTCAAGCAGAACGCAAGCCAGATGTGTCGCCTGGTGGTGTTGCAAGGCAGTTAGGTTTAACCACAAGGGCTGCGATTACTGGATTAACGGCATTGCCAACAATGATTGCTGACCCTATCACGGGTCTTATGAATGTTGTTGCAGGAAGGCAGGTTGCCGCACCTCCTAGCGAAACCATACAAAACCTTCTAAATAAAATCCTCCCTCAACCACAGACAGCGCAAGAGCGTGTCTCTCAAGACTTGGCGTCTGCTTTGGTTGGCACTGGCGGCGCTGTTCAGCTTGCCAAAAATGTTGAGCGCGTAGCAAAAAGCCCTGTAACGCGGGAGGTTGCCGCAACCTTAGCGAGAGACCCAAGGGCGCAAGGTATTGCCACGCTAGGAGGCGCTGGAGCCTCTAGCCTAGCAAGAGAAGAAGGGTTGCCTCCGATTGCACAAGCAGGCTTGGGGATCGTTGGCTCGATGACACCTTCTGGCGCTCCGGCTGTTGCTAGGTCTGGCGCTCAGATTGCAAGAAGCGTAGTGCAGCCGTTTACGCAAGAAGGTCGAGAGGTAATGGTTGGCAACGTCCTAAACCGATTTGCCACGATACCTGAGTCTGCCGCTGCAAGGGCTATGGCCGCGCCAGAGTACATACCTGGCTCCATGCCGACACTTGCTGAGGCCGCTAGAGACCCTGGCTTACTTGGTCTGCAAACACCTGTCGCTAAGATTTTAGATGTTCAAAACTTACTTGGTCAGCGTGTGGCGCAGCAAAACCTTGCTCGATCACAAGCATTTCAGGCTGAGTCCGGTGTCGGGCCAGAGGTTATTAAGTCGTTAGAAAAGGTCAGAAAACAAACCACAAAGCCAATGCGAGAAGAGGCTTTCTTCGCTCAAAAAGAGTTTGGGCCTATGTCTTATGACGCGCTCAATCCTGTAAGGTCAGCCATGAACAATATTGTTCGCGGTGAAACCGGCGGGTCCAAGCCAGTTCGAGATGCGATGAAGTTTGTGCAAGGTTTGATTAAAGACGTTGAGGAAGTTCCGGTAACTCCAGAACGAATTTACGGCATACGCAAAGACATCAACCAGGCCATAGAAGGCAAGTTCGACAAAGAAGATTTCAGGCTAAGGCTTGCTGCTCAGGAACTTGGGCAGATCAGGTCTGTGATCGACGATGTTATTGAGCAGAGCGCACCTGGGTTCAAAAACTACCTCTCTGAATACCGCAGGCAGTCTGTTCCAATTAGCCAAAAACAACTTTTGCAAAAGATAGAAGAGAAATCTACGGTTGCGGCTAGAGACATCACAAGTGCAGAAAATGCCATTCCAATCTTTAGCCAAGCGAAGTTAAGAAGCCAGTTAACCAATAGGGCGCAAGAGATTGGTCGAACCCTAAACCAAAGTCAGGCCACCATGCTTGATAACTTGATTAAGGATTTGGACAGAACATCGTCGCTAACATCTGCGGTAGCGCAACGTCCAGGCTCAGACACATTCAAAAACTTTTCGACTGCCAATTTGATTGGCTCGATGTTCTCTGATGTGCTTGCGGATACCGCAACGGTCAAATCTCTGGCGATGCCTCTTAATTTTTTATACAAGATTCCTGATGAGCGTGTTGGTCAGTTACTTGTCGAAGCCATGCTAGATCCGAAATTAGCTTCGCTAATGATGCAAAAAGCATCTAAAATGACGGTTGAGCCTGTTTCTAAGGCGTTACGGAAAAAAGCTGAGGATCTAGGCTTTGCGCCGTTGATTTCAGGGATGCAAGCGGAGTAATCATGGCAAAAACAAAGATTTCCGAGTTCTCCTCAACTCCAGGTAACAACACCGATATTGATGGCATTGACATTGCCGAGGGCTGCGCTCCCAGTAACATCAACAACGCGATTCGTGAGCTTATGTCACAGCTCAAGAATCAGCAGGCCGGATTAGATGGCGATACCTTTACGACCAATGA